TAGCAGATATAGCCAGAAAAATTGAAAATGCAGGGCATTTAAGCGCGTTCAGAAAACGACGCGATATTAATATTCTTAATTTACAGGCATTTTAAATAATTGAAAATTATTCTGTTATGTCACAAACGAAAGAAAAAAAGAAAACCTACAGGGAATTGATACAGGAAATAATTGCAGACCTGGATAAGCAATATGATCGGGCGGGTGGATTGCGGGATTTCGCAATAGGACAGGAAAAGGAATATTTTAACCTGATCCGTGGGACGCTGAGCAATTTAATGAGCCAGCTAAACAAATTTGATAATAACCTGCCGGATGATCGTGCAAATATGAAGGTGGGGGATTGGATTGACCGTTTAAAGTAATCTTTTATTATGTCTACTTACACCGTAAAATATTATGCTGGGCCATATAGCGGAACGCGAACCGTTACTGCAGAAGATCCGCAAGAAGCAATTGACCAGGTGCGCGGATGGGTACGCAGGGAAATGACGCTCCCAATGTATGCGGATGGATACAAGATTGTTAACCAGGTCGAAAATAACCAGGACGATGAATAGGGAATTTACAATACAATGGGATGAAATAAGTGAAAGCGATAAGGTGCAATTGACCTTTAACATGGTACAGGCATTGAAAGTTCCTAATAATAAATCGGATACCCTGAAACGGATTTTTGATCTGGCAAAGCCTGGAATAGTACTGGGAAGAAATGAAAGCGGGGCATACTGCAGGTTATCACCGGATAGCAAAGAAATCGTTGAATTACTAATGAAAAATTATTTCTAATGTACACACACGTTGCATCTCTTTTCAGTTTTTCAGGCCCCGATGGGCCACTGGTTACAATAGCACAATTACCAGGGAAAGAACCGGGAACCTGTACGCTTGTAACAACCGTAAATGGTGAAGTTGTTAATACCAGGGAAATCGTTCACACTGCAGGCGCTGCGGATCTGCAGATACAATCCGGGATTAAATGGATGGGGGAACAACTCTTTGCCGGGATCCTGGAAGCTGAACTGACAAAAAATAATAGAAATGGATAATGTAAATGAGTTCCTTAAGGAAATGCAAACACTGCAAAAATGCTTTCAGCCTATTTCTTTTGAACTAACAGTAAGATGGGACTCAGCAGAAAATGGCCAGGGAGGTGCACATTATTTTAGCGCACTTTCTCAAGAACAATTAAATATCGTTATAGCTACTGTAATTACAATTGCATCAAATAGAAAAATTGCAGTGAGTCTTTCCTATAGTCAATCAGTTCAGCAAAATCCGTACAGATGAACCAACTGTGTTTATTCAGTGACCAGGTAATGCAGGAAATGGAAGAACAACTACCGCCACCACCTGCAGCGGATCCGCAATTTGAAAACCCTTCCTGGTTAGCCTGGCAATTAATGATAGGAGAGGCGTTACGCGGCAAATCCTGGCGTATGCATCGAAGAATGTTTTTTTCGGGTAAAAAGCGAAAAGCCCGAATTGCAACCAATAATTAAAAATCTAAAAATCAATTTTTTATGTCAAAAAGTAAAGCTAAAAAAACCGGACATCCTGTAGCTGGTGTAAGAACTTCAATTGATATTCGAACAAAGGGGGAACATGGTGATTTCATCCATTATTGTCTGGAATCATTACCAGAGATCTATACGAGCTATTACACAAAAACTGATACCGGTTTTAAAGTTCAAATTGCTTATGATGAAGGCTTTGACGGCAATAGATTTTTTGCTCAACGGTATCTTGCCACAATTGCGCGGGATATTCGAACGCTCGATGAAGGAAATGTAAAAACGGAAGTGATAACTGTTGTTCCTGAAATGGAAAGCGCGGAATAATAAAGTGGCCCCCAATAAATGGGGGCCATCGGTCAGAGTTGCTACACCCATTAACATTCTAACCAATTATTTCGAGCATTCCCATACTGCAGGTGCGAGGGGATAGCTTTTGTGTGTATTACGAGCATTTACATTCTCGAAAGTACGCAAATAAACTAGCCTATCGATACCGAATGCAAGCTGCCCAAAAAAAGCAATATTCCGGTACAATGACCGGCGGCGCTCGCAAACGGATGGGGAAAGCTATCACCTTACTTGCACAGGCCGCAAAACCCAAATGGATCTTTAATCACATATCAAAGCAATACCAATACCACCATTTGAGTTTCATTACATTAACGGTTTCTTCAAAGAAAAATGTTTCAACCTCATTTGCAAGGGAGCATCTATTGCGGCCATTCCTGGGATGGATGCGGGATACGAAGGGAGTGCAGGCATATGTATGGAAGTTGGAATACCAAACGCGTGGACAGGTACACTATCACATCACCATTCCCGATTTCATTGACTACAACGAAATTCGAAAGACCTGGAATGCCCTGCAGCACAAAGCCGGATTGCTCGATGAATATGCCAAAGAACACGGCCATTTTAACCCGAACAGTACGGACATACATGCAGTGCAGCACAAAAAAAATTTAGCCAATTACATTCTAAAGGAACTGGGAAAAACGATCAATGCCAGAAAGCTGCAGGCAACGGAAATTGTTGACAGCCTGATCAAAGCCGGGGAGATCCCAGCAGACCAGAAAGAACAATTCGTTGATGAATATACCGGGGATGAAATGAAGGCTGACGGCAAAGTTTGGGACTGCAGCAACAATCTCTCAGGTGCCGGTTATTTCGCGCTACCAATGGAACGTTGGCATATGGATGCCCTGGATCAATTACGCAATGCCGGGGAGCTAAGGGAGGTTGTAGATGAATGGTGGTCATTGATCTATTTTAAATCCAACGCGCCGCCTGACATACTACTGCAGCATGAGAAAAAAAAGTTGGATGATCATTTGAAGGCTATACTTAATTAGGATACATTCGCCGCGGATCGTTATTTGGTTAGCGAAAAGCTGACCCGGCGGGTATGTCTATACACCGCCTTTTTTTATTTTAAAAATCTAACGATAATGAATACACAAATCGGATTACTGATCGCAGGAATTGCAATTGCTTTGCTTTATATCGCTGGATGGGTTATCTCTTTTATTTTTAAAAAAGTGCATGCATCCATGAGCAACCAGGACGAATTAATATCACAAATGGATCTCCGATATAAAAGGGAAATTCAAAAGCTGCAGGAAATGGCAAAGCTGCAGGAAAGAAAAATTACTGAACTACAACAACGCTTAAACCATGCTAGTAAAAAAATTTAAACTGAACGGACAAACGCAGTCATATGAATTTGTTCGTGAAATAAAGGATCTGGATAAAGACACTGTACTAAGTAAGATGGTTACAGATCTTCCATTCGAAATGGGAAAGCAATTATATTTATACGAAGCGGGCCAAATGGTAGGGGATCGGTTTATTGAACAGTTCGTTTGGCATTCTGAAAACCCTAACTTATTCGATTAACCTAAAATATAGTAAATGAAACCTTTCAACTTTGTAACTGCAACGGGTGACTCCATTCCGCAAGCGTTACAACTTTTAAAAAATGAGATCGATGCTCATTACATGGATAAGGCATGCAAGTTGCACCAGGTGTTTATCTCTCCATTGGCTGTACCTGTTACAACGGTAACAGCACCAAACGGACAACCTCAAATGAAACTGGTCTTTAATGTAATAGCCCTGATAGATGAGGAACCGGAAATTGACTCTGTGCAACGCAATTACAAACAGGTATTCGATTTCGTTAATACTAACCAGGAACAAATTGCACCTGTTATAATTAACTGGTTGAAAGCTATGGGATTTGAAAAAAAGGAATAAAAAAAGTGGTGCAGATCTGCACCACTTTTTAAAACAACCGCATTAGCGGGGTATTTCTTTCACCTTCAAAATAAATGTAATTTTCTCGATCCGCAAAATTTGGCAATCATGAGCATACAAACTTACTTAACTGAAAATGCCGATACAATAAAAAAAGCTGCACCTGCAGACTTTTTCGAATGGTTCGCAAATAAAACGTTCGAATTGGCTATAGAGATTATCCATAGAGAAGGCCAGCTAGAAACGGAATTTATATCTGTCCGGAAAAGTGACCTGTTATTATTTTGTGCAGTACATTCTATAAAATGCATTACTTACTATCAGGGAGAAATGGACATATTTGTTATCCGGATGTCAATGCTGGAATGATGCTGAGAAAAGACAATGGATACGTCAACGCTATTGTTATTGACCAGGTGAACGACCGGATCACCGGACGCGGGCCATATCATAACGTTAGGAATGCTGCAGGATCAATCCGGTGGTTTAAAATCAAGATGAAACGGCAGTTCCCAAACGCTACCCATATTAATTTTTACGGAAATAAGGGTAATTTCTTATTCCAGGAACGGTATGAAACTGAAAAAAAAGTTGATAAAAAACATAAAATATTGAAGGGGAACTACTTGTATTACTCTTTTTATATAACCTGTTACGATAAAAAGTTAAACGAAATATTACTTTCCCAGTGGGATCCACTGTAGTTTTTGGGCTTATTTTGGACGTGTTTGATGTCCCCCCCTAAAGGGGGGGATTTTTTTTATCCAAAAAAAAGATTGAAATTCATGGGGTAGCAGTTGACGCATTTGATAATTGTCAAATCAATAGATAATGAACCCCTATCTCCTTATTGCCCTGGTGGGTACTGGTGTACTGATCTTTAATCGACTGGGTACAGCTAGTGCCGCTTCCCGCCTAAATTATGTGTTCGATGGGGTATCATGGAAATTTAAAGACGCATTGACCATTCAATTTGATATTGACCTGGGCGTTCAAAATCCCACTTCCAATAGTTTTGTAATAAAATCATTTTCAGGTAACCTGAACCTGAATGGTTACTATATAGGCAATGTTTCCAATTTTACAGCTACTGAAATTACTGCCAACGCGCAGACCGAATATCGGGTATCACTTCAGTTAAGTACATTATCCCTACCTACAGCAATATTGAATTTGCTTCAAACATTTACGCATTTATCTGGCCAATTGCAGGGAACGGTGAACGTTGATAATTTAGCGGTGCCGGTGGATCTGGTATATAACAAGACTATATAAATGCAGATCTCCGTAAATGATATTATGGAAGCACTGCCGCCGTTGAAAGGTCAACGGGATGTTATTGTAGCCGGTGAACAATCGGTGAAGGACATAATAAAGGAAGTGCTGGAAAGCCATAAGCAATTTGCAGGTGACTATGACCGTATTGTAAATTATTTTCACACTGCAGATCCTTTACGCTCGTTATTTTACTTCTGCCGGGATACCCTTCCTTATTATGCTGAAGATGAAAAAGATCAGACAAGCCGAAGCCCTATTGCTGTCTTAATGTTGGCAGATAACTGGGGCGTTGACTGTAAACATTATTCAGGATTTATTGCTGGCACCATTGATGCATTGAACAGGGCCGGTTATACTAATTACGATTGGTGTTATCGGTTCGCTTCTTACGATCCTTTTGATAGCGGGAAAGATCATGTTTTTGTAGTGGTCAATCCTGGTGGTAATGAAATTTGGATAGATCCGGCTCCAATTGAAAAAGTCGATGGTACTTTTACGGAAAGAACTTTCAATGATCGCAAGGTCATTCCCTTTTATAAGGAAGATAAAAAACCGGAGGACAAAATGAGTTTAAACAGAATAAGCGGATGTTGTAACCCCCATTACCAGGCCCAATCTATGGGGTTGGTTACCGGCTGGATGCCCGCTACAGATGATCAGTATGATATTTCTTTAAATACCGACTATCTTATACCGATACCCGATGAATATAAAATCGGTGCTGATTACCCCACTGTCTACTATGATCCAGGGCTAACATTCGAGGATCCCGCAATTTCAACGCCGGTTAACCAGGATCCTGCGTATGATCCCGGTACGATCACCTACAGCCCTACAGATCTGAATAAAGTGGAAACAACCTCATTCCCTTTTATTTCTGATTATCCGACTGTAACCGGGGAGCAACCTCAAACGTTACCAGGTACAACCGATACCCAAATAAATACCGCTGCCCCTACTGCTACCCCTACCTCCAATTCTGGTTTATCTGTCGGGTTCAATGTCAAAGAATTTATTGACGCTAATCCAGTAGAATCAATCCTGATCGGTAGTGCAATTGTGGTTGGTGGTATATGGTTAATTGCCAGGCATAAGAAAAAGAAAAAGCAACGGCAGCGGGCATAGTATTTCTTTCACCTTCATATAAACGCTTATGGGCCTTTTTGATAAAGTAAGTACAGACGGAACCGGAACGACTGCCACTTTTACGGCAGAGGCTGCAGCGTTTGCCAAATTAGATCTGAACTCAATTTTTAAATTGGCTGGGCAAGGGGTAACGGATCTGATCAATAATGCGGTTTCTTTCTTTCAAGATGTTTTTGGACATAATGATTGCAATGACCAGGATCGGGTATTAGTTGAAAGGATGTGGGATCAGATACCAGGCATGGCGCTATTATTGTCAGACTTGGGTTATTTGGATGGGAGTAATGGAGATTTCATCCGGGAGGATCCCAACAATATATATGTGTGGATGAGCACAACAGGGCGCCCGCATGGGCCTGAACCTTGTAATAGTCTATTGCCAGTGGCCCGATTGATATGGACTATTTTATTTGGGGTAAGAATGACAAACAGTAATTACCTCGATGCATTGGGAAGGGGCGTTGATGATTATTATAATTCAGGGCCGAATACCTGGGACATTCCGCGTAACGCAGTAGAACGGGCGGTAATGTTACGACAGCAGTATTTTCCAGACTCTACATACAATACGAAGCAATGGGATATGAATATATTTCAGCAATTCCCATTGGTTGCACCGGTGCCGGATCCTGTTACACCTGGTCAGTTGTATACCGGTGAATTTATGGGAGTGAAGATTGTAAACGGTTTGGTGATTGGAGATCCGATCCCGGATGTGCAACAGTACGTTGATTTTTTTGATGTGCATCCACTTAAACCGGGCGGGATCATTCCTATTACTAAACTGCCGACCTTACCAACGCCAACCGGGGAAGGCACTACAACGCCACCAGGTACAACCACAACACCAACACAGGGCGGGGATTTTTTGAACCAGGTGGTAACCTGGGCAAAAGGTCATCCCTTAGAAACAGTTGGTATTGTGGCAGTGGTTGCACTTGTTGTCAGCGAATTAATTGACGATTAACTTTTTTTATATGTCAAAATCTAATACCGGTCAACTTATCATTCTTGGCGCTATGGGGCTGGCTGCCGTTTACCTGCTGACCAGAAACCACAGCACAAACCAGGGATCCAATTATTACCCGACACAACAACCGCCGCCAACAACCACTACAAACCAACAGAACCAATTGCTGCAGTGGGCGCAAACACAGGCATCGGCAACCACCATTGCTAACATAATAAAGGGGCTGGATTGGTCGGGTATCGCTGATATGTGGGGAAAGATCTTTGGCAGCAGTGGTAGTAGTAGCGGGGATTATAGCGGTGGGGGAACGGATGTACCTGATAATCCCTATAGTGAATACGATCCTTACAATTATAACGATCCATCCATTTGGGCATAACTATTTAATATCAATATCATGGCTAAACGCAAAAAAGCTATAAAGCGAAAAAAGAACGTAATAAGACCAAAACGGATAACTGTCTCTGTTACTAAAAAAACAACGGTTGGCAAAGCCAGGACACCTGCAAAAACATCGGGTTATTATATCAAAGCTGCGAAGGATAAGCTATACGCTGAACTGGGAAACCTAATGATCTCAAAGGAGAAAGCAACAAAGAAATCTATTAAGAAGAAAATTGCTAAAAAGATCACTGTTAAAAAGCAGCAGATCAATCGGCTCAAATAGGCATTATCAATTTTTCAATTATAAAAACGACAATTTATGGCAAGGAAAAAAAATAAGAAGAAATCAAAAAGCTCCGGCAGACGTGGCCGGGTGCGTGGTGCTGCTGATCAGGATGCAATGATGATGATCCTGGGCGGTATCATTGGCGGGATCGGTTTAACGGTCGCCAATCAAAAGGTTGCCTTCCTGCAGGGCAAAATCATTGGCCTGGTGGAAACGGGATTGGGTAGCCTTATGACCTGGAAGATTGCTAGTCCCTTTGCTAAAGGGTTAGGCATCGGGATCGCAATTGCTGGAAGCACAAATGCAGCAAAGGGTTTTGGATTGCTGGCAGGTGTTGGCGCTCCCCGTAACTTCCGACAGATGCAACCTGCACTGAATGGATTTCGGCAGGTGCCTAAAATCGGTAGCCCTAACTTACCAGGTCGGCAGTTCCCACAACCTGGATCAGTGGGCAAAACTTCGCCCCGTATGTATGCGGGTGTATACGGCGGCAATTAACGGTAACGGTTATTTCTTTCACCTTCAATAAAAAAAACATTCTTTACCTGAAAATAACCAGTTATGAACTCTATTGCTGCTAGGCAGAATTTTGAAAAAGCGGTGCAGATCTTCTACAACGCTTTTAACCTTACCCCAACGGGGCAAGTGAAAGATCCCTTCTTTGATCCTATAACCGCATTCAAACTTACTCAAAGCACCATAAGAATGGAATTGGCATTGGCAACCAATACCACCATATACAATTTCCTTCCTGTAAATGTCGTTCAAAATAGTTCTACTGCTTTTAACACAGAAATCCGGTTGAACCAACAGGATACATTTGTGCCAACAGAGATCTTTGTAGGGGTTGGAAAACCGGCCAGCGCTACCGATACAGCATGGAAACCTCTCACCTACGAAAATCCCGCTGTATTTTCTGCAGCCGGTTCACTGCAGTTATTGAATATCTGGAATGGCGGTACAATGCAGATCACAGTTAACAAGGATATAAAAAGTGTTAACTGGGATCTGTGGAAACATTACTACGCGCCGCAAACGCAACAGACTGGTGTATTAGGTTTGGGATCACCAACTAACCAGGCATGCGGTGCCGATGATGGTTGGTATCCAATGGAACCATACGTATTGGTTATTGGTTCGCAGGGAATACAAATACAGGTTGCTTTGCAGAATGCGCTGACAACCGTAGATGCAAGTAGCCGATTGATCGTCATGATGCGCGGTGTACTGGCTATGAACAGCACAGTAGTATCGTAATTCATTTTTCCTATCATTAACCAATAGCCAGGGCGGGGTAAAACCTGTCCTGGTTATAATAACAGTCTATATGTTGTATAGAGCAAAATACACGAGTCTCGCAGAAATAAAGATCCCTGCAAATGCGAAGGCCAATAAAAATTTTAACTTTCTGTTTCAACAGCAATTGCAAACAGTGATGGGAGATCAACGAGTCATTATTGAGGCAATGGAAACATATAGTGACTCTGCTATAAAGTTCAGCCCGCTTACTACTTCCAATCCGGTCGCTACTTCGGATGACATTCTCAATGCTGTGCTGACTCTGCAGTTCGGAACCTTTCAAGGTATCTCCCAATTGCCATTGGCATCATTATCCAGGATGATACCTTATGCCAATGCAGCGGCCCAAACGACTCCGGGCGTTTACCAATTGATGTTATTCCGGGAAATGTCAAAAGTGGATTGGACAAAAAGCTATATAACATTGGTAGCCGATGCCCCTACCGCTACAGAGTTCAGTTACCTTTTCAATATCTGTTACGATTATTTACCGCTTCAATAAGACCGATCATGGCTACACCTGCCCGCACCGTTCAATTAAGGAGTCCCAACCAGGTAATGGAAGCATATCAAAATTGGGAAAATCCGCAATTCGCAATCCTGACCGGAAAACAATTGCTGTTTGCAAATGATAAGGAAGATGCAACTATGGAGGAAGGCGAACAGTTATTGCAACAATGGTTGACCTGGATCAAAAGCGGTGGATCCGCGGCCATTTATACATTGGCTATTTATAAGAATCCTACAAAGGGTATAACCAATGCAACCCCTTATAACGGTAGTGTGAATTTCCAATTCAATGAATATTCGTATAGTGGTAATGGGGGTAGTGTGAACGGTGCCAATAATGAAGGGTTAAAATTGATCCTGGATAAAATGGAAGGAATGCAATTGCAGATTAATAAGCTGCAGCAGGAAATCGAAGATGATGACGATGATGACGATGATGAACCTGATACAATGGGACAGATCACCGCATTTATAAGTAATCCGGTTATTGCCGGTCTGCTGGGAAGCCTTATACCGAACGGAAGCAAAATGTTAAAACCTACTGCAATGCCCCAACAAAATGAACCTGGTAATGTAGCCCGAATTACGGGAACCACTGATAACGATACCCAAAAGCGAATGGCTGAAACGTTACGCAAATTACAGGCTGCAGTGCCTAATCTGCCGGATGTACTGGATCAGATGTGTAAGCTGGCGGAAACAAATCCGGGCACCTTTAATTTTTATATGTCTTCATTGATGGCAATGAAGTTGTAAATATTTCTTTCACCTTCATTTTAAACTGTATGCTGATAACCGGCCAGGTATATGACAACCAAACAGGACAGGGCATCCCATATGCATCGGTGCAGATCGCGGATGCTACAGCCACTCACTTTGTGGGTGGTGCTGCCGCCGATGCAGATGGCCTGTTCCTGATTGATAGTCCTGATCTTGCTGGTAATTATCTATATGTCACTTCTACCGGTTATGTACCTGTATTGATCAATGATGCTGTATATACTGATAACGCATTAATTGGGCTGGATCAATCCGGCAACCTGCCGGTTGTCTATGTTTCACCAAAGCCAAAAAATGAAAACGACTGGTTGATATACTTGTTATTTGGTGGGGGATTGGTATTGTTATTGGCAACTGCTAAACAGAAAAAAAAAGTATCAGGCGTTGCAATTCCTAAGTTGTCAGAAAATCAATGGGTTGATATTGCTTTAAAAATTGGTATCCCTGTCGGTATCTTTTTCCTGGTTGTAAAACCGATCCTGGTTGCTTTAAATATTTTACCTGATAAGCAGGAACGGCAACAACAGCAATCAGATGATCAGGCCACTAACCAGCAGCAACAATTGGGGGTATATAATTCAGATGATAATCATACATACCCGCAATCTACAATTGATGCTGTAGCGGTTGCCCTGCGTAACGATACCGCGCATCAATACGGTTACAATTGGGGAGACTTTCCAGGCCAGTTAACCTGGTTGGTAGGGATGACGGCTGCGGATGCTCGGTACTTCCTGGGAACTTTCGTTAAAAAAAACGGATACACTTTCTATCAGTGGTACAAGGATAAATTTGCAGATGCTTTTATTTTGGCCCCTTTCAATTGGGAAACTGTAGTCTTCCAACCTGCGTGGTATGAAAGTGGAACACCCCATGATTATTCCGGTTACTATTCAAAGGTTGGTATTACACAGAGCAATGCGGATAGCCTGGAGTGGTGGGCTGTCGTTAAAAAATTCGTGGATCTTATATATACCCGCGCGGGTGTAACTCAACAGTAATCTATGACACCTACTTATTTGACATTTCAGCAACTGCCCCTATTAGCTTATGGCATGAACTATCAGGAGATCACAGAAAGTACTTCCTGCACAATCGATCCGTTTTGTAATTCCTGGACAATTATAAACCTGGGGGATATTTGGGTTACAGTAAATGGAATGTTATTGAAAGGGTATCCACCTGGTCACCCCGAACTGACAGGGGCCAGCACCGGACAGAACGGAAATTTTGGTGAAGTGTTTAAGGGCAATATTAGCGTACAGTCTGCTGTAACAACGGCAGGATCCGGGACAACGCAATTTCTTGTTCTATTCATGCAGAAAATTTACAACCTTTCTTAAACGATAGTAATGTATAATTCTAACCAGGGCATATTTTATCAGGGCGTGCAAACCGTTTCACCTGCAGGGTCGGGAGATGCCAGCAATGGTTTGTCAGTGGATCCCGTTACTGGGGATTATGTTTTGGGAAATGGAGTTAATGAAGCGGGAGCGCATGCGCAGTTACTGAGCAATCGGGAAATTATTACCAATAGTAATTTCATTCGTTTGAAGGATGCAACACAGGTTCAAACGCAAATGATAATTGGAAATACTGCAGCCTTTAATATTACTCTCACAAGTTCAGTTGCACAGGTTAACTATGGCTTAAATCAGGGCATTTTGCCGTTGATCCTTATACGTCAATCCGATGGCGCTATCAATATTGTTCAGGATAGTGCCGCATTCAATGGCGCTCAATTGCAGGTATCGGGAACAATGACAAGTCGATTGTTGATCAGATCTCAAGCATCCGGTACAATGACATTAGACCGAACCGTTGATAGTGGCAAGCTCTTAACCAATTCAAATGCTACTGGTCTTTTAACAATTGCGTTACCCAGCATCGTGTTAAGTGCTTATTCTGGTTTTCATTGTTACATAGTGGTCGATAAAAATAATGGGATCCGGTTTTCATCGCCGGATGCAACAATAAATATTTCGGGACAGACTGCCGCTGCTGCTGCTTTTGTTACCTCTACAACTGTAGGCTCTGCCGTTCACTTAGCTTGCATTGCTGGGGGCACACATTGGCATGCAATGTCTGTAACTGGTTCCTGGACACTATAATTTTTTTAACCTTAAATATTTACAACATGCCTGTCATCGGTATAAATAATTCAGCAAAGCAAGCTGCAGCACTGGCAAAGGTCAATAACACTTTGGCTAACTCTGATCTTATAATCCCAATTGGAGCCAGTCAATCTTTCATAGGGCGTTTTTATTTGCCGATCAATCTAGCCGGTACAGCATCGGGCGCTCAGGTACAAATAACAGTACCTGCAGGTGGAACTACTTACCTGGTTGGTTATGAAATTTGTAATGGTAACAGTGCAACAATTGTCCAAGCTGATCAGATTGTTGCATCTGCAGCATTCTCCAATGCGCTTGCTAATGCTACAGACCATTTCTTTTCTGGCTTTATAACCATTGTAAACGGTGCCACTGCAGGTAATATCACTGTACAATTTGCTCAATTGGTGACCGATGCTGCAGCCGCTACCTTATTGGCAGGTGCCTGGATTTCCGGGACACTGATATAAACGTTATTTGTATGCATGGTTAATCGAAGTATAAAAGAGCCTTCCACTCCGGGTTTTTTCTGTATTTCGTAGAATGCAGTACTGTATTGCATTTCAGAGAATAACCGGATCTGCCGGCCGGCCGGCAGATCCGGAAGGACCTGGTTAACCTGGTCGGCTGTAAACCGTTAGTAAAATTTGAAAAATTACCGTTATGGCAAAGAAGAAAATTACAACTCGTATTGTCCTGGATCTGCAGGATGATGAATTTTTGGAACTGGGTGGATTGGCTTGTGGCTTCTTTGCTGCTGCAGGAAACCCCAAAACTTTGAATAGTCCATTTGGCCGATTGGCGCAAAAGATCAAAAGTGTAACGGAAAAAAAGGCTACGCAGGGACAATTGGAATATTTGGAAAAGGTTGCATTTGCTATACAGGAAGCTGCCCGCGTTAATGCTGATAGTGTAGATACTGTTAAGGATGGTTTTATTGATCTTATGGACACTGCAGATGGTGTGCTTGAGGATTTGAATAGATGACGCTTAAACCGATCCATATAGCCATTGGGGGCGCTGCAGCCTTGTTGTTGGTTTTAGCAAGCTCTTTCAATACCAGGCTGCTAAATGTTTTGTCTGTCTTTATTCCTGATGTAGAATCTTTTAGTGCGAAAGCATATTGGGACGTATCCCGCTATTCCTGGGGGTATGGTACTGCAGCACCTGGTAAAGATGCTATAACAACCAGGGAAAACGCTTTCCATGAAATGGTTGACCATTTGCTGGGGGATTATGCGGATCTTAAAAACAGGGTAACCAGGAAGCTGAATGTCAACCAGTGGGCAGCGCTTTTATCTTTCTCTTATAATTTGGGCATTGGGAATGCCCATAACCTTTTGGCTAATATCAATTCCGGGAATGATGCTGCTTTGGAAGTTCAATGGAAAAAATATATTTACGCCGGTGGGGTAGTCAATCAGGATCTTATTGAACGCAGGGATAAAGAGTGGAATTTGTTTGTGACACAATAAAATAAATGTTTGCATGTATGGAACTAATGGCTAATTTTGGGTAAGTAATTCTTTAGGTGGGGGTTTACAACTGTGTGGTTGTGGCCCCTTTTTGTTAAAATCCGTATCCACTATTGCATTTTCCAATTATTGTTTCTACTTTCGATTTACCTAAAAGAATTACATATGAATCTACACAACACAGTTTGCCCCATCCTGGGCAATGCCGATTCTCCCCAATTATTAATTATCAATAGTTTGATTACATGCCGCATTCCGGCCAGTGTTCTTCCTGGTCTGATCCGTGCATCCGTTATCCTTTCTATCGCTTATTAATTATCATAATAAGGCCAGAAGTTGCCACTGGTTAAGATGGTAGCATTATTCAAATGAGTTAAGATTGCTAGACCGGGATGCACTTGATCCCGGTTCTTTTAAAACCTTTTTGCTATGCGCTTTTATCATTCTCCCGAACAGATCATTGAAACCAAAATAAAAAAACACAATGCCATAATGCGCTACCTGGTGCTCGCTGTCATTGGCATATTTATCGTATTTTTTGGGTTAGTAAGTCTCCTGCAATTCGCAGGTTTCGGGTTTAGGCCATCCCTTATCGCGGGGATGGCTTCTTTATATGCCCATGTTTCCCCTATCTTTTTTCTCCTGGTTATTGTCCTTCAATTGCTCGTTTACTTGAAAATTGAGGTTCTCATATCGTTACAGCACCCTTCCAACGGTATTCTGCGGGAATAATCGTCTTGATGAACCAACGGAAGATACCTGGAATTTCGGGGACTCCTATTGGTTCATCATAGCGATTATTACAGCAGAATACCGTTGGAAGGGGTTAAAAATCAATAAATTAATAAAAATGGAACAGGAAAAAGGAGTACGATTGATAGTTCAATTTTCGGGATACCATGAAAATGGAAACACTACCCCGATAAAGTTTGAGATCCTTCATTTTGATAAATATGAAGCTGAAGTTCTATCTATAGCAGATATAGCCAGAAAAATTGAAAATGCAGGGCATTTAAGCGCGTTCAGAAAACGACGCGATATTAATATTCTTAATTTACAGGCATTTTAAATAATTGAAAATTATTCTGTTATGTCACAAAC